AGAGATCTATTTTCAACTTCGTCAATCGCCTTCAACTAAGTATCCAAATACCGGATTATTTGAGCCGGTTGCAATCTCTGGTGGTGCTGCGGTAGCAAACACCTTTGCAAAGGCTGGTTTGAAACTTTACGCTACTTCTAGAGCATATGAAAACGCTGCTGAAGTTGGGATCGCATCTCCGGATGTTCTATGCGTCAAAACATACAATTCACACACTGCCATGAATCAAGATGGAACAGGTACAAACATGAATTTCAATCAATGGGAATGGTATGGCCCTCGTGACCTTCACCCAGAAGGATATACTCTAGTCTCGGATCTTCTAATTGGAGTTGCCGCGGACAATTGGGAGTCACTTGGTACAGGTACTCTTGAAATTGACATTCTGATGATTGCTGAACCTATCAAGGTTACAACTGAAAGAATGAACGAAATATTGTCACAGGCTCAAGACTTGTGAACATAGATTGCGTCAGCTCGAAAGACGTTGGCAATCTATGTTAGCATAAATGAGTCAAATCAACATGATCAGGAGAAATATACATGGTAGCAGGAACAGCAGGAAAGAAAGTCGGTCAAAAGATACTAGGAAAAGCAGCAAAGTCTAGTTTAGTTCGTAGAGCAGGTGCTGGTGCTGCTGCTGCGGCTACTGCGGAATTTCTTGAAGACAATCCCTATGTCTCTGCTGCTGAAGGTGCGGCCCTTGGCTTCGCTGTCGCAGGCCCCGTCGGTGCGGCTGCTGGAGGACTTGTTGGATGGTTTATGGCTGATGGAGAGCGTATTGCTCCTTGCGACCTTGTGGCTATTCCGGCTTACGAAATGGCACTCCTTCGTCAAGGAATGGCTCCGTCGTTTCAGATCTTCATCAAAGAAGGAGAATTGATTGCTCCTATACTGCCTACGGCCGCTATGGAGAATACTGCGGCCCTTAACGCGGTTGAACAGGCTGTCATCACCCCTAAACGCAAATTATCGAAGTGGCAGAAATACATGAAGAAGGAATCTAACAAGATCCGATTTAAGTCTGGTAAGAAGAAAGGTCAACTTAATCTCAAGGCAATGGGTGTTCAATATAGGAAGGGGGGTAAGTAATGCCAACCGTTAACATTAGAGAAACCATTTCTGGACTTGTCGAAACAGACGCTGAAGGGAACGGATATTTTACCAAACGAATTAATGTCCCAGACGACATGAGAAATCAGATCCTAAGCATTGATGTCTACAACGATAATGTCGTTCCATGGATACAAGGCCCAGAGACAAAGGGGGTTCAAGTATTCATTTCACCATTCCCAATTCAGAGAACATTAGAAGCCATTGAGTTTGGTGCTGGTGGATTACCTCTAGCAGGGCCAAAAGCAGGTGATGACACGGTACTCTACAAGGAAACTACTGTCTACAACTTAGATGATTATTCAGAGCAACCTTACACTAAAGTATGGACTGATCGGTTTCCTAATGATGCAGTAGGAGCAACACCTACATCATCGTTTTATTCACCTCATCTATACTTGACCGTTTTATTGTGGAATGAACCTTTAGCGCAAATCAATTTATCATATTCTGTATATTTGAGAGTAGAACAGAAAAAATGCTCTATTGCCGAATCTTCGATGGGTAAATATGGAGAATTTTTAGATGCTCAATGTAGATTATTGACACAAACCGCAGTGGTAACGCCTAGCAATCTTGTAGCAGGCAATACATGGCCTACTTGGAAGTTCGGTGGTATCAGGCCAGAACTAATGATTTCAGGTAGTACCGCGCTAAGATATTACAACAGAGTAGCGGCTAATGCTAACCAAGACATGACAACTAGGGCTGCATTACAAGCAGCGTTTGAAGGGTCAACCGGAATGGTTGGCTTTGATGAGGCATTTGGAGATGCGGCAAACAATCTTCCAGAATGGATCAGTTTGTTAGATGTGGGCGGTATTACTTCTGGTGCTATCAGACCATACCCGCCTCCATTGAAGTATGCAGATAATGGGAATACTCTGATGTTTTGAGCATAGATTGCGTCAGCTCGCCAGCCTGGAAAAATCTATGATAACATAAAGTAACTAATCCACTGTGATCAGAATATGGCACGAGCGCGAATACCATACGACGAGTTGCAAATAGCAGCCGAAAAGATGTTTCCTGAACCATGTTATATTGGGGTCAGAGTTGAAGGAACAATAAGAAAAACATATTCTTGGGAAGAAAAACCAACTCCTACGGTTGTCTATGATCGAAGGACAGGCAATTATCAGAGGATAGGATTTCGATGTGCCCTCTCAATGTATAGATTGACAGGGTTTGATTCATTGTTGGAACCCCGAAGGGAACTGATCAGAGGATGGTTCTTAATCGAACTTAACGAGTGAACCTATTGCTTCAGATGCAAGATAGTGCGCTCTCATCTTTTTCAGATGATATGCAACAGATTGTTGAGTGATTCCAATGCGTTCAGCAATCTCGGATTGCTGTAATCCATGGCCTCTCAAATGATAGATAGTTTCCCAGAGAATTTGCTTTGGTGACTTTGGGAATTTCATCGGTTCACATCCTCAATCATAGCCTGAATTATGTCTCTGAAAGTAGTCAAACCTTCTTCGTTGAACTTGTCTCTAGCGACACACAAAATGTGAACTAGAGTTAGGTTGTAAGGACTGAAATCTTCCTGCTTTCTAAGTAGAACATTGATCGCATTTTCAATGAACTTACTACGAGTTCCTAACCTCTTCCTTCCTTCTAATTCTCCGACTAATCTCTCCGGTAAATATACCTTAATTTCCTGTTTTCTGGCCATGGGGTGGTCGCTCCTTGCTTGGGGGGGGTCGCTGGTTGTATTTAGAAGGTGGGTCGAAGGCCAACTGCGAGGCAGTTTTGGCTTTCAGCGAAGCCCACCTGTTCAAGATAAGGATTTGAATTAGTTTATAGTCTACTTAGTGGGACATCCCATCTATGGCAAAGAATACCGGCGACATAATTTTGAGAGATAGAATGCAATTTGAATTTGATGCGGCAGGAGATCGTACAACACTCTACGGAAGGATTGACACTTCTGCTTATGTGGACACAATTTCCCGTCAAGGATTAGCAATCAAAGAGATCTATTTTCAACTTCGTCAATCGCCTTCAACTAAGTATCCAAATACCGGATTATTTGAGCCGGTTGCAATCTCTGGTGGTGCTGCGGTAGCAAACACCTTTGCAAAGGCTGGTTTGAA